ACAAGGTAAGTTAGGATTCGGTCAAGCATCGGATCAGTTTAACTTTGCACCTGAAGCACAACTGACAGCAACGATCGATAACTGGGGTCCATATTATATTGAAAAGGTCAAAGCAGTCATTGATGGCAACTGGGAGTCAGGTGATTACTTTGGACATATGAATGAAGGTGCAGTTCAGATGGCACCATTCACTAATATGCCAGCAGATGTTGAAGCAGCTGCTCAGAGTATGAAAGATGCAATCTCAGCAGGTGAATACTTTGCGTTCACTGGACCACTCTATGATAATGAGGGTAATCTACAACTCGCCGATGGTGAAGTTGCAAGTGACGCACACCTCAATCAAATGATGTATTATGTCGAAGGAATCACCGCAAAGGTTCCTAACTAAAATGATACCAGTAATTGATTTAAAAGCGCAAGATGCTCTAGATCGTATTGACGAAGCCTACACAAGTGTGGGCTTCGCAGTATTTACAAATTCTCTTGATTATGAAGATCAAGTAACAATGAATACATGGTTTGAACAAGCTCAGTCATTTTTCAATTTGGAAATGTCCAAGAAAAAAGAACTTACATATCAATCCAAAAATAATCTTGGTTATAGTTTGATAGGAGCAGAGCATGTTGATCCTAATGCTCCATCTGATATAAAAGAATCCTATAATTATAACAATACAAGAATGCCAGAAGAACTTTGGCCACAAAATAAATATTTCAAAGATTATGCTCTCAGATCTATAAAAATAGCAGACGAGTTATCTTTACGAATATTATCACATTTTGATAAAATATTAGATAGTGGTACTACTCTTGTTGATGCACATCAAAATCCTTATAATACTACACGAATTATTCATTATCCAGCATACACAGGTGAACTAGAACCAAAACAAATGCGCATTGGTAAACATTCTGATTATGGAACAATTACTTTACTATGGCAAATTAACGATGTTCCTGGATTAGAAGTACAAGATCTAGAAGGTAATTGGCACTCAGTTCCATATGCGAAAGATGGAGTGGTAGTTAACATTGGTGACTTATTACAAAGATGGACAAACGATTATTTTGTAAGTACCAAACATCGTGTTGTGAATTCACATATTCATCAAGAAAGATATAGTATGCCACATTTTGTAGATCCAACTCCTGGAACTATGATAACTAATTTACGAAATGAACCTGACAAATATGATCCAATCGAATCAAAAGAATACTTAATGTGGAGACTGGCACAGAGTCATTAATGGCATATAATAAAAAATTCGAATTAAATCCCGATGATATAGACTTAATTGAAAAGGCATTAAGAATATCTATGTCTTATGGGGAAAAAGAAAAATGTGTAATATTACTTGCTAAACTACATAATCAAAAAAGGTGGTATCGTCCTAAAAACGAAATATACGTTAGTGGGTAATTGGACACTAAGGTCGGATTCGAACCGACGTACACGGAGTTGCAATCCGTTGCATAACCACTCTGCCACTTAGTGATTGGCTGCTGGGGCAGGGATCGAACCTGCAAGACTATTGTCACACGATGAACAGTCGTGCGTGTTTACCTATTTCACCACCCAGCAATAAATCTTACTGAGTATCTAAAGCAGCAATCATCCTTGTCATACCGATACCACCACCAACACGTGGGAAGAAATCAAACTTGAGGAATTCTTCTAATTCGTTTACGACTCTTTCTTTTCCAAACAAGTCAAATAATAGATTCGCATAAGCACCTTCTGTAATTGTATGGAATGTATCACGCATCTGATCTACATCACACGATCGTTCTGCTGATCCAATTGTTTCCATTCCACCAAGTATCACGTCAATCTTTTTAGATGTTTCACCACCATCATTTCTACTCATATTCCAAAATGGTGAAGTAAACTCAGGAAAGTCTGTGATCATTGTAGAACCAAATAAATTAAACATCTTTGTTTCATGTTCTGCTTCCATCTCTGTATCAGCACTTAATCCAAAGTGTTGTTGCCATTCGGAATAAGTTTTTTCAGTAGGAGAATCAAATCCAAGATAATTACAAAGTTGATATTCCATTTGTTTAAGATCATCAATCGTTCCTGGCATTTCAAATTCAAACATAGGAAAAATAATATCGTGTCTTCCTGGGATTGCGTTCGGTTCTTGCCTATATGATGTGGAGACACAAAAAAACCCCTTACTATCGGGGCTACTTAATAATTCATGTTCTAACCACATTTGACCAGTTTGCGGAAGTGGCCATACTTCATTGGCATAGTTGTATGTTGCTACATTGAACGGATCTTCACATGCTGCAAGTATTGATAATCTATTTTGAGTATGTACTTCGAGGAATCCTTTGTCTAAAAAAAATGACCTCAAGAGGCCAACTGTGTCTGTAAATTTTTGTGGGGATATAAGTTGTGTCATAATTTTACCTTTATTTTTATAAATCCTAGTATATATACATTTTTTTTAATAAAACGAAAAAAAAGCTTTACTATTCTATAAAAGTATGATATAATAGTTGTATAACAAACATAAGAGGAGATGTAAATGTTTTTGGTAAAGATTAAATCTGCGATGGAAAATTTAAATTTTGAGGGTAATCTTGAATTTAGAGATAATGTAGTTACAGTAGACGTCATTGATACGAGGTTCATCACAGTTTCTCGCATTTCTAGAGATGAATATATCATGAGTGATATTGAACTTGACGATAATGATATTCCGAATGTTATCGAAACTATCTATGTTAAAGATGTTTATGTAGAATGTGAGAAAGAAATTATAAATTACATTTCGAAAATTTCTGATGAGATAAATCAACTGCTATACAGCAGTTGAAGAGATAAAGCAAAATAATTAAAAAAAAAAGCTTTACTTTTACATAAAAATATGATAGAATATATGTATAAAATGAAAATGAGGAGAAAAAAATGTCAGCAGTATCAGCAAAACCAATATCATTCCCAAAGTATAAGTCTCTTATCCTTTCTTTAAATCTTACTTCTTCACAATTACAAAGCAAGTGGTTTACTATGAATCATATGTATAATAGAGAAGTTGAGTCAACTAATAACCAACAAGTTCTTAGATTCCTTGAAAAACGTAGAACGTTTCTTGCTGAAGAAGCAATGCAAACTTTGTTTAAAGAAACTCAAGAAAAATTAATTAATAAAAGAGAGGCAGCATAATGGGTAAAGTAAAAGCATTGGTAATGGATCTGGAAGAAGACTTTATCGACACTTGTATAAAACTAATTGAAGATGGTATGAGGTTCGACGATTATTGCGAACTTGCCATCACGCATATAGATACTGTCAATCATTTATCAGACAAAGTCATTGCTGATATTATTCGCGATGTATGGTATGAGTATCAAAGATGAAATTTATTATTTTAGCAATAGTTGCGTTGACAGTCGCATATTCAGAAGAGATATTTGGAGCAGAGGTAGATCAAGAAGTTGAGTGCCTTGCCCAAAATATGTATTGGGAATCTCGCAATCAGTCCTTTCGTGGTCTCCTCGCAGTTGGTAATGTTGTTATGAACAGAGTTGCTGACTCGAGATTCCCAGACACCGTGTGTGATGTAGTTCATCAGTCAATTATGATTAAGTCATGGAAGACTGGTGAATATATACCAAAGAGAAACAAGTGTCAGTTCTCTTGGTATTGTGATGGTAAAGCAGAGATAATTCCAAAAGCAGACAGTCAATTGTACGAATTGACACGTTCAATGGCATTCAAAGTTTATACAGGATGGTTTCAAGATATTACACAAGGTGCAACACACTATCATGCATACTATGTAAAACCTGACTGGGCAGAAACTAAAACTCCAACTGTGCGTGTTGATGCACATATATTTTATAGATGGGAAAGATGAAAATGAAACAATCAAAATCTTATGCAATTAATGAAATTCCTTCAGTATCAGGTGGTACACCAAATGGATCGAAATTAACAAATAAAGGTAAAGATTTCAGAGAAGAAATTATTACTGAACTTGGTCTAGAAAACAAAGATTTTATTTCTGTTTACAAGAGAATAAGGAGAAATACATTATTGAAAATTAAAGATTTTTCTGTGGAACATATTATACAAATGCATTTATTAGTTTATAATATGAGAAATAAATCTACAAATTATTATGATCCTAATACTGAAACAATAGTTTTTAAAAAGTCTGAAAGAAATGTATTACCATTTAAGTCTTCAAAAGGAGCAACTAAAGTGAAAAAGAAAGAAATGAAAATTGAAGTTAATCTAGAAGAAGATAACTCAATTGTACAACCATCACATTATGAACGATATGAGATTGAACCAATCAATTTTATTATGATTAATGATCTCCCATTTTATGCAGGAAACGTGATAAAATATGTTACAAGAGCAGGATATAAAGAGGGTGTATCAGAAGAACGTGATCTTCAGAAAGCACGTCGTTATATCGATATGCGATTAAATCAACTTGAAGGAAAAAATCCAAACGCATTGAGAGATTAATGGTTCACGCATTTGTTTTAATATTCTTATTAGGTGATGTACAGCAGGGTGGTGTTCCTTTATATTTTAGGAACATCAACGACTGTAATTACTTCGCGTCAAGAATCACGAGACAATATGGTAATTACCGACATTATGATTATATTCCTGAAAAACATAAGGCAACAGCATACTGTAAACCAGTATATATTCCAGAGGACACAACAACTTTGTATTAATGTATAAATACTCATAAGGAGTATCAAATGGGGAATTTAACTGGTGGTGTATATTCCACTTTCGAAAAACCATATCTAGAACAAGTTGCTGATGTAATTAAATCGGGGAATCGATTAAAAATTGCTAATAAAATGCAACAAGTTAATATGACTGATGAGATAAAATCTTATGTTGACTTAGTTGAAAAAAAAGATCAAAGACGACTTTCTTTATTACTGAGAAATGGTGGTTCTAAATTTTCTCCCATATTTAATGGTTATAAATGGACTGATATTGATAAAAGTCAATTTACAGGACTAGGAAACGCACCCAGTGGTGAATCTACTGCGATGCAAGAAAGAGCATCTTTGTTCGCCATACAAAAGTCGATAGAGAACAATGGTTTTACAAATCAAAAGAAATTTTATGAATTATATCGAAAAGATCTCTTAGAAATATATCCTGATATGGATGAAGAATGGGAAGATACTTTTTTCCAACAACAATTAACAGTGTATAGAGAAGTCGGAAATACTCGATATAAACATTATTCTCGAGATAAAGGTATGATGGAATACATGACAAAAATCGCAAAAAATATGTATGGTATTTCACAAAAAGACTCTTGGAATCCTGCAGATATATGGTTAGTTTCTGATTATAATAAAGTTGTTACATTTTTAGAAAAAAAATTAAAAGATGATGTTACTTCTATACAAGAGTTCAATGCTATATTAAGAGAAATGTGGCACGATAGAAAATGTATAGGAATCTCTTTGAAAAAGATGTCTGGAAAAAAAGCACTATGGGAGTTAGTGAATCTTGAGGATATGGATATGTTTGATAATGACGAATATAAATTTGAATTAGTAAGTGCTGTAGTAGATTTTAGTCTGAAAAACGATTTAGATTTTAAAACTTCTGACTCAATCATCGTGTTGAAAAGTAAAAAACAATCTATATCATTTCAAATAAGACAAAATTCTAAAGGGTTTAATAACTTGAAAATAGAGGGAACTGATATGTCTGCTAGATCAGCAAGACTTGGTAAAGTTCCTTTGCCCATGGTATCTAATTTACTTGCTTCTGAAAATATTGTGTTTGATAATAGTAATAGAAACTATCCAAGATCTGCTGATGAGTTTAATGAACCATATACGCAAAGCAAATACGTCAAACAATGGGAAAGTGTCAAGCAATATACCAATATCAAAACTAAGCAACAATTTATCGATAATGTGAATGCAGTTTATATGAGTACCAGAAAAGATTATGCTCATAGTAAATTAATGCAGTTAGATTTATTCAGTAAGTTATTTAGTAAACCGAAAGATAAACAGGAAAGTTTATTAACTTCAATGGCGTTTCTCGCTCAGAAAAAAGGTAAAGTCTTTGGTCCATTCGGGAAGTTATATTAAAAATTTCTTAAGATTGATTAATTAACCAGATAACAAATATAATTGATGCAGCACCCATAGTGGTAGCACCAACAATCATTACTATCTCAAAGAAATGCTTTTGCCTTTCTTTTT